ACAATATGACAAACTGGGTGATAGCTTGCCTGATATAAAGGTGAAGGGTACGCCCGATATGGCTGCTGTTGAAAAAGAAATGCAGCAATATTTCGGTAAAAACTCCAATCTGACTGATGAACAAAAAGAAAATTTTAAGAAAGCTTTTGCAGCATCTCATCCATCTGCGAAAACAAGGACTATCAATGGCCCGGCTTTCTTCAAGTCATATCGTGCCTTAAGGCAAATGGAAAGCGCACAAAGACACAAGGCTTTCGGTTTACCCATACAAGCGCATGATGAATGGATTGCAAAAGCTAATCAGACCAAACATACCTATGAAGACATGGAAAAGCTCATCGGTGAACATTTCCCCAAAGATACCTTGGAACGCCTTCATAAAATCAATCATGAATACAGTACGAAAGTCGCGCCATTACATGATAATCCTGTTTATCAAAGCATGTTAAAGCATGGTAAATATGATTCCAATGCTATTAAAGCACTTTCAGGAACCACGAAAGGTAATGATATTTTAAGGAATATAATCACATCTGATCCTGAATTATCTAAAATGATTGTAGGGCATTCATTTGCTAGCGAACCTGAAAAGCTATTGAAGCCGAATAAATTATTGGAACCCTATATCAAGGCAAATCCTGAATTACAGCGTTTACTGGGATTCCAGAAAGAAGCACAACAGCAAATGGAAACAGCGCAGCAGACCGCAGCATTACATAAAAATATCGAAAAGATTCCCAAATTGACGCAGGAGATTAGGGAACAGAAATCGCTAGCTAAAAAACTTTTGCTTGAATCAGATGTGAAAGACATCACCAAAGCAGAAGCTCAACAAAAAAAACATGAATATGATAAAGCACAAAAAAAATTGCGAACACTGACAAATCGATTAATAAGCTTGGCAATGGCAACAGGTACAATCGGATATTTGGGTAAAAAAATCAGTGAATGATTTTATTTTCACCAAAAAATGATTATACTATCTCTTTTATAGACAGAGAGATAAATTATGGGCATTTGTATCGCAGTATTTATTTTGGGTTATGCTTTATCTGAATTACTTAATTCGGATATATAACATGACGAACGAAGATAGAATTGTAGATTATCCAAAAAGTTTGGAAACTCGTGTAGCATTGGTTGAAATGGCAATTGTTAATATAAGTCAATCTCTTATTAGAATGGAAAATAAATTCGATAAGCTTTCAGATAAGGTTGACCAAGGGTTTTCAGATATTAACAAAGAATTCGTTTCAGTTAGAAAGGAAATGAAATCTGATTTCAGATGGATTCTGGCAACGATTGCCGGAGTTATAGGCGTAATGGCACACGGATTTCACTGGTTTTAAAAGATTTAAAACATACAGCAAAAGGATTTTGCTATGCCGATCAATCCAAAGCTGCTTATTGCAGCGCCGATGCTACAGGACAGCTTTGTTGACAAAGACGGCTCCCCTATGGCTGGCGGTATCATAACCTGTTATCAGGACAACAGCCGAACGACATTAAAAAACTGGTATTACCAATCATCGAACTTTGCTGATGCGGAAGGTAATTATACCTTTTCCAGACTTCCAAATCCTTTGACATTAAGTTCTGCCGGGACTATTTGTGATTCCAATGGCGTAGACACCATTCCATTTTTCTATCCCTATAGTGAGCTGGATGAAACCGTTTCGCAGCCTTATTACATCACCATTGTAAATCATGCTCAAACCAATCAAATAACGCGGCCTAATTTCCCATACAATGTGATAGCCAACAGTGTTACAAGTAATGCGCTGTCCGTAGATAATTACATTATCAACAATGTATTCTGGCGCAATATTGGAAGCGCTTCACTGACAAGTACTACACAATTGACAGTTGCACCCAGTCAACATGATGGTTTTCAATATCCTGATATCGTTTTCCGTAAAAATGTCACCGGCGCTGTTGATACAGTGACCTTCACCAAATTCGCACAATCCAATACACAAACTCTGACTGGGGACATAACACCAGAATTTTATCTGAATCATACTTGCAGTGGTGCCGGCAGCGGGGAATTACAAAAATGCTATCAGTTTCCCATATCCTTGCATTTGGACACCTTAAACGCCGTTACCTATACAGTGACCATTCAGGCGCAAAATGCTGGTGGGACATCAACTGGTGAAAATGTTATCGAATTGCTAATATTCCAAGACACAGGAACCGGAACTACAGCGCCGGTACCTTTCCCAATAACGTCTATAACATTGAACCCGGCATGGACGAAATATGAGTTTACCGGCGTATTCCCCGGAACATCAGGTCTGACACTCGGAAACGGTGGTGATGACGCATACTATTTGCAAGTACAAGTACCTCTCAATTCAACGTGCAACATCAATTTTACAAAACCATCGATTTATCTGACAACGGATATACCGACAAACAGTTTTGCAACCTATGATGAAATAGACGCAATCATAAATAGCCCACGTACAGGTGATATCAGGACGTCATTGAATTCATTCCAGCCATATGGTTGGGTACATATGAATAACGGTACTATTGGCAGCGCAAGCTCAAATGGTACAGCACGTGCCAATCAGGATACCTGGCAATTATTCAATTTGATATGGACATTATTTTCTGCGTATAACCATACAACAACGAACGTTCTAGCCCAAATGGTAACCAGTGGTGGTGCTAACGTGGCCTATGGTGCCTCAGCAATAGCAGACTTTACTGCTAACAAGGCTATTACTCTAAGCCAAACAATGGGGCGCGTCTTACTGGGAACGGTTCCATCCTTTGATCAGCAGTTAACTTCATTTTCGACTGTGATCACGGGTAGTAACAGCGGTGGTAACTTATTAATCACGACTTCAAATAATGTGGTTTTCTACAATGGAATGCCTATTTATTTCATTCAGAATACAGGCACACTTCCGTCAAACTTGGCACTGAACACTGTTTATTATGTCTCTGGGTTTAACGGAACCAATACATTTAACGTTTCCACGACCTATGCGAACGCAATAAATTCTGTAGTTCTTGCCTTCACAACGACAGGAACACCGACAAATAGCGTTGTCTCATCGTTACCCAATATGACAACTGGTGAGTACTCACATACACAGTTACCCGGTGAATTGGCAACCCACACCCATACCATAGCAAATGCTCCGAACTCCTTTTTCTCCAATACGGGTGGTGCTGGACTCAATGCCGGGGCAACAGCAAATACAGCAGTTGCAATCACGCTCAATACTGCGGGTTCAAGCGTGCCATTCAATATTGTGCAACCAGCAATATATATGAACATGTTCATGAAATTATAAGAGGAAAAATTATGACTTCACAAGTTTTGAATTTCGGCAGAGATGTACAGGGATATAATGCCTATGCGCCCAAAGACTCAGGCAATAAATTCAGTGCAACGCTTGCGGCAGGTGGTGCCAGTTCAATCACGGTTCCCAGAAATTATCCGATATGGATTGTGGCATTTTCGCCGCAGCCTGGTACTGACGTGTGGGTTGATTTTACCGGGGCAACAGCAGCAATACCGGTTGGGGCTACATTTGCCAGCACAACATCCTCATTAAATCCAGGTCAAAGGACAGTGCTTGCAGGTACTACAATCAGTGTCATTACAAATAGTACGACAGCGGATGTCGGCATTGAGTTATGGCCAACAGGTGAAGCATAATGAGCGAAAAGGATTCGTATTGTCACGGGTTTAAACTGGATAAGCCCATAAGAATGGCAACGGATAATATTTTCGGTGCCATACCGAATGGCAACTACAGCCCGAATCCACCACCTATTGCTGACTTCTTTTTACTTTTGGATGGGACAAACTTTTTGCTTTTGGACGGAACCGACTTTTTATTATTGTCATAATTGAAACAGCTATGAATAAGGATATTCATAATGTCAAAGAATCTACAACAGGTATTTGTTGCTAATCCGATTACAACAAATCAAAGCACCGATTTGATGTATTTCGCCCGGTCACCCTACGGAGCAACAGATGATACAGGGATGACCTATGCGAATTTTGCACTCCAATTTGGTGCGCCATATACCGCCGCAGCATTGACAAAAACCGATGATACGAACGTAACTGTTACACTCGGTGGTACACCAGCAACCGCTCTCTTGCGTGCTACATCCTTGACATTAGGATGGACAGGAACGCTTGCCGTTGGCCGCGGTGGACTTGGAATCGCTACCACACCAACCAACGGCCAAATACCTATCGGTAACGGAACCAACTATACGGCTGCCGCAATCACTCAAGGTACGGGTATCACTGTAACCAATGGTGCCGGCACAATAACGATTGCATCCACTGGCGTGGGTTCTACGGTCTGGAATGACGTTTCCGGTACTACCCAAGCCGCCGCAGTTAATAATGGATACATAATTTCAAACGCATCTCAAACAACGGTTACATTGCCCGCAACGGCTGCAGTTGGTAGTACTTTCGCTGTGGCAGGAAAAGGGGCAGCAGGATGGATCCTGCAAGCAAATACGGGACAGGTTATCCATTACGGAAGTTCCGCAACAACCTCAGCCGGATCTTTAACATCAACAAACCAATGGGATTCTGTAACGATTGTCTGCGTTACAGCCAATACAACATTTGCCGTCATAGCATCACAGGGAATATTGACGGTAGCTTAAGGAGTGAACAATGGCTACAAATAACAGTGTTAATACCGGATTAGCAGGTGCCAGCGGTACAGGTGCTTTTGCGGGTAATGTATCACCAAGTTTCACAACGCCAGCACTTGGAACACCAACGGCAGGTGTATTATCCAGTTGTACAGGATATGCACAAAGCGCATTGACTGGATTGGGAACCGGTGTTTCAACATTTCTTGGTACACCATCCAGTGCTAACTTAGCCGCAGCCGTTACCGATGAGACTGGAAGTGGCGCGCTTGTATTTGCCAATACGCCAACCCTTGTAACCCCGGTTTTAGGGGCAGCATCAGCAACAAGTGTTACTTTTAGCACTACCAAAGGAATAGTTGGTACAACCACAAATAATAATGCCGCAGCGGGTAGCGTAGGTGAATATATAAGTTCATCGGTTGATTCTGGAACCCCTGTATCAGCAACAAGTGGTGCAGCATTCAATGTTACATCTATTTCATTAACTGCCGGTGACTGGGATGTATGGGGAACTGTAGGAAGTGTGCCAAATGCCGCCACAACTACCACCAATATGTTTTGCTGGATTAGTACGACATCGGCTTCATTTACAGGCCCACCAAATTCGGGCGGTGCAAATACATGGCAATTACCTGTAGCAGCCGGCGTAGGTTTGTATTTAACAATGCCACATTTCAGGGTTCCTTTAGGCTCAACTACTACAGTTTATTTAAGCGCATTAATTACATTCGCCGTTAATACAAATGCGGGATATGGTTTTATTGGTGCTCGAAGAAGACGTTAATAAATAATTTTCAAAAGGATTTAAAATGGCAACTACAGAAGAGATGTTCACATCATTGCCGACAGTATCAAGCGCACAATTGACGGATATTATTTGCGCAGTACAGGGCTATGTTAGTCCATCTGTACTGGGATTGTCGGTACAGGAACCATTGCAACAGATTTACAATTTATTTCAAGCTAATATTATTTTGTTCAATTCTGGAAATCCGAATGGATTTGTTGCCGGCACGACCTATCAGTTTTGCTGGGATACGCTCGATCAGGATTTATTTATCTGCACTACCTCAGGAACAGCTTTAACAGCTGTATGGACTAACATTAATTCAGGAAGTGACATATTCCAGTGGACAAATGTTACAGGCACAAGCTTGGTCATGTCACAGAATAATGGATATGTAGCTAATAATGCGGGGCTTGTGACTTTAACATTACCAGCAGGATCAGCATTTGGTACAAACATTTCCATTGTTGGAACCGGTGCTGGGGGATGGTTTATTGCTCAGTCAGCGGGTCAACAAATACATATTGGAAGTGTTTCTACGACATCAGGTGCTACAGGTTCAGTTGCATCAACTAATCAATATGATTCAATCAATCTTGTATGTACAGTAGCAAATACAACATGGGTGGCACGTGGTGGCCCACAGGGTATTTTGACAATCGCATGATTCAATTGGAACTACCATGGCCGCCTAGTATCAACCATTACTGGCGGCACACCAAAACAGGGCATTACATCAGCAAAGAAGGGAAAGCCTATCGTGAAATGGTTTTTTTCCATTGTCTTAAATCCAGAGATAAATTCAAGAAGGAGGACAGACTCTCAATCCATATCCAGGCATTCCCTCCGGATAAAAGAAAGCGTGACCTTGATAATGTGCTTAAGAGCCTCCTGGATGCGCTCCAGGAAGCAAGGGTATATCATGATGACAGTCAGATAGATCATATCTCTATCACGCGTAATTTCTCTAAGGACGGTAAGGTAAAAATCCTCATCAACGCTATGAGCTAGAACGGGCAATCATCGTCGTCAAATGCTTCAACCTCTTTAACCTCTTTTTTCGGAGCACTTTCAGCTTTGACTTTGGGAATGAACTTGATGTCATTGGCGCTAATTGAATAAATGTATTGGCCGGCACGTTCTCCGCTTTTAATCTCTTTATTCTGAATTTCACCAGTTACATAGATTAAGTCCCCTACGTGGACATATTTGGCAGCAACATCAGCAAGCTTGCTAAAGCAATTGACCTGGTGCCAAGTGGTCATTTCCTGTGGGGTACCTGACGCATCCTTGTATTTCTTGCTGGTAGCAAGTGAAAGAACGGTAACATTCACCCCGCTCTTTGTGGTTTTGCTGTCCTTTTTACCTACACGACCCAATAATGTCCCTACGTTAATCATTAATTACCCCTTTCATTATCACCAGAAATATTAAGAACCTTTTTAAGCTTTTCAGTTTGATTCGATCCTTCAATCACGACGCCGCTTTCTTCTGAGCCCATGAAATTCATATCGAAGTCCTCAGATGCCGATGCCTTCATATCCTGAACGCCAATCTCTTGCTGTTCATCCAGGCTCACCGCTTTTTGCATTTCCACACTACAAGGCAGCCATTTGAAAAGTCGCCTTAAAACGGTCTTTTTAGCCATTTCCTCAAAGTGTGTAACCCATGGGCCGTTATCTTTGGACTTGGATGAATTACGGATATTATCAACCTCAGACTTGCTCATCACATCAAACTGGTGGCCGCCATCCTTCAAGAGAGCTACCGCATAAACCGCTATCAGGTTGCCCCGGTCATTCAGGGATGGTTTGTGTTTGATGTCTTCTTTCAAACCGAACTCATAGCTGAACTCATCATTCTCATAAACCGAGCGAGCAACCAGTGACACAATCTGTCCAGACCTACGCGCTAAGTCCAGAAATCCACGATAGCCTGGCATGAAGGTACATTCGTAAACACCTGTCTTATAGTTCTTAAAAGGTATTAAATAGCAGGAACCCATGATACCTGGTTCAAGACCAAGCTGGGATGCTTGCATAATCGATGCTATAAAGCTCATCGGGTCACATTGTTGAAGCATTGGGTTCTTTCGAAGTTCAGTCAGTGCGATACGTGTCATACGTTCCGTGGTCAAATGCTTTGGTAAACAGCGAGCTATTTCAGGTTTCATCTTATCAAGCATGCTGGCAACGGTTTGTTGCTTCTTTACTGGCATCTTGTCTTTTGTGTCTTCTATTACAGCACTCATTCTAATTCCCCTCTTGCAAACTCAATACCATCAACAAATGATTGTCCAGCTATGGTTGCCTCCTTTTGAGAGGCATATTCATCAAGACAAGTTAAAAAGTCGCTGTTAGCATAAATTTCAGCAGTCCATATTTCATTGACTTCCCAGACCTTAAAATAAAAATTTATCATGATTCACCTAAAAGTTTTTTTCGTTCCATTTTGAAATCTTCGAGCTGTCTGTTTGAGGATTCAAAATAATGATCCCATCTTCCTTCATTATAAATATTCAAAATGTATTTTTTCAAACACTTGGTGGTTTCTTCCATGGTAAATTTAAAATCAAAAAGGTTTTGTATTGCTGATTCAAATTTTTCCGAATTCAAGAATTCATCTACTGATATTTTAGTCATTAGTTCATCCCTTTCAACAGAAACGTACGTGACCCGCGTTTGTTAGCCTTCCATGATACGATAGGTTTACCGCTTTCATCGGTGAGACACTCAGCATCTTTCATAAATTGCATGATGTTAAACTTGTACTTGTCCTCAACCTCACTCAATTGTTTTATTTTAAATCTAGTATCAAACAGCGTTGCTAATTGTGCTTTCACTTTTTCATCAACTGTTAAGGTCTTTTCAGGATCATGTTTCGGGAACATCAAACGCAAGTCAACCTGATTAATGGGTTGTGGTGGAGTACGAGTTTGTACGCATTCCCAGAACTTACGGGCAGCTTCAATGACAAATGCTTCCAGTTCAGCATCACGGGTATATTTGAATTCACGATAATCAAAGCCACCTATGAGTACAGCAATGTAGGCACAGTCTGCGTTCATAACTGCGCAGTAATGGGCTACCTGGACAAGATACGGCATAGGTATGACATCTGAACCATCTTCGCCCCATTGGTGCGCCATAAAAGAATTTGAGCACTTTACTTCCAGTACTGCCTTAAGAGATGGAATATAGCCGTCAACATTACCACGTAGAAAATCGTAAACAGGATGAACAACGGCATCGGGCGTTTCAACCGTAACATTATTTCGTTTAGCAAATTCATCACGAACAATCCCTTCTAGTTGGTGTCCCCAGTATTGCAACGGTGTTTCTTCGTAATCAGATTCAACTTCACCAATCTTTTCAAGATAAAGCTGATACGGGGTTTTGTAGCTGGATAAACCAAGTATGATTGGCATGTCACTTCCACCAATACCGAGTTTTCGTTCTATTAATTGTTGTTCAGTAAGCATTGCGTTCTCCGCGTTTATAAAAATATAGATATGCACAAAAAAACGATTCCATGTTCATATTTAGCCTTCAATTCATTTAAAGGATTGACACATTATGCGCAATCGATTATAGTTTGTCAATCAAATTCTGCAAAAAGAGGTAAAACATGAAGTTCTCAGATGTAATGGCATTTTATGACTATAAAATGATTAATATTGCTAAAGATTTAAAGGTTTCAAGGGACACGGTAAAGGCATGGAAAGAAAATGATGCGATTCCATTTAAGATGCAATGTGTGCTGGAAGTCACGAGCAATGGAAGACTTAAAGCTGTTAAGGATAATTGAAATGGCAAAATATTTGTGCGTTATGTGTGGTTGTGAGTTCAGGCGAGAAAAGCAGTCGATATCTCATATGAATCTATTTCATGATCATGTCGTTATAAAAAAGAAGCTCAGAGGAAGGATTGCTGATTTCCTTCTTTATTTTTTATCAGACGGTGGTGTATTAAAACTTTTCAGGCTTGGTGGATTGATAATAATTTGGCATGTCATTCGTAATCACTTTCCCGAAATTGAATGGAGCGATATGGAAATTATATTGATTGGTATATCGATTGGAATGATAGCTTAACAAATTAAGGATAGGGAATGTCTGACGAAATAAAAATCATGCTGGATAATGAATCGCTAGCAAAATTACTCCGATCTAATCTTTCCTGTCACACGGGAAAGACCCTCACTCAAGATACGTTAAATGAGATCACTAGGCAAATAATTGAATCTATTGAGTATTTTTTGAATAAATCGGATGGTTTAGTTAATTTGTAATATATCAATTTGAAAAATATCAGGTTAATATAATCAGGAAGTTTTAGAGGCTTCCTGCCTCTTACAGCTTCTACAAATGCATTGTTTGAATACCGACGACCAAGTTAGTTACTCAAACATTAATAATAATAATAAACACTCAGGGCTTTGGCTTACCTGAATGTTGCTGGGCTTTTTTGTCATCCATAAAGCTCAACAAACTACGGACGAATTATATCATGATAAATCAATTCAATTCAAACATTGCTGTCAAATTCAACATTAATACCGCTATATTTGTTCAAGAACTCGCCCAGTGGACATTTTATAACCTTGTTAATAAACATAATATCCATGATGGTTTATGTTGGTCTTTTAATTCGCTTGAAGCTTATACAGAAATATTTCCTTATTGGACACGCCGGCAACTTGAAACAGTGATTAATAATGCAATAAAAGATGGATTGGTGGCAAAAGGTAATTATAACAAACATAAATATGACAGAACCTGTTGGTATGCTCTTACCTATGAAGCTTTGTCATATTTCCCTGAATTGACCAAAGAGACATACTTAATAACCCTTTCGCAGTCCATTTCACAAAATGGGGAACTGTACGACAAAAATCTGACTCATGACGAAAACGCGTATCACCATTTCACAAAACTGTGTGAGGCTTTTCACAGAACTGTGACAGCTATACCATCTACTTTTAACTCATCTAATGTTTTATCTAATAAAAAGACATTAGATAAAACCCCATCAGGAGACGGTGATGCCGGCAACCCTGATATTCAACCAAAGCTTGATTCTAAAAAGTCCCTTGATTTACAAGATCTGATTTCGGACAATCCTCACGATATTCCAAAACCCATGCTTGAAGATTGGGTAATTATCAGGAAGGGCAAGAAAGCAAAGATAACCAGAACAGCATGGTTAAAAGTGAACAAAACTCTCTCAGAGATTGAAAAGGCATATAAAATTAAGCCGATAGAGTCTTTCGAAAGGATGGTTGCCAATTGTTGGCTATCACTGGAAACAAAGTATTTCAAGGATGAATCAAAAAGCAACGGATCGCATAACTCAATAAAACCCTCACTGTAAGGATTTGTTATGTTAGCAAAAGATTTAGCTTTGAAACTTTCGGAACATGCAGAAGATATAGCCATGAATTTGTTTCCCAACGGAAAAAGGGTAGGAAGCGAATGGTGTGTCGGCTCGGTTCATGGTGAAGCCGGTCAGTCCCTTAAAATCCATCTATTTGGAAATAAAGCTGGTATATGGAGTGATTTTGCAATTGGTGCCAGCGGTGATTTGCTGGACTTATGGGCTTTGAAAGGAAATGTATCGATTTCCAAGGCAATGAGTGAAGTTGCAAATTATTTTAATATCTCAGGAATAAAAGCTAATTATGGTAATAGCAAAAAGACATTCGTAAAACCTCCAAGGATTGCGTATGCGGAGACAAAATCAAAAAGCGCTACTTACACATACCTTAATGTGAAAAGATGCCTTGATGAGGCTGTAATTGCGAAATATGAGGTTCCTCACGATGATTCAGAGATAGTTTTTAATTATATTCGTGAAAATGAGCTAATATTTTTAAAAAAAATGAAAGTAGAAAGGAAAAACGGGATAAAGCAGATGTATGTGTCAGCAAACTGTGAACCCTGTCTTTTCGGATGGAACGTAATTCCAAAGACAGCAAGAAAGGTGGTCATATGTGAAGGCGAAATTGATGCCATGTCCTTTTGCCAATACGGAATCCCTGCGCTATCAGTACCGTTCGGTGGTGGTTCAGGTGATAAGCAGAAATGGATTGAATATGAGTTTGACCGCTTAAATCGTTTCGATGAAATCTATGTATGTATGGAGAATGATGATGCTGGAATGGCAGGTGCGAAGGAAATCATTGACCGCTTAGGAGCGCATAGGTGCCGGCTGGTTGAGCTTCCGATGAAAGATGCAAACGAATGCCTGGTAAACGGAATCAGCGCTGATGATATGCAATATTACTTGGATAACGCAAAGACCCTTGACCCAGAGGAATTGCGCCGCCCGATTGAATTCACGCAGAGTTCCTATGAAATCATTCATCCGGTTCCGGGGAAGTTTTTAGGCTATGTCATTGGTTGGGATAAGTTCAAGGAAAATATCCTTTTCAGACCCTCAGGTTTGTCAGTCTGGACTGGATACAATGGCCACGGCAAAACGCTGTTTTTAAGTCATGTCATGCTCAATATGATAGCTCAGGGTGCCAGAGTTTGTATTGCCAGCATGGAGTTATTTCCAGAAGAATTAATGGCCAGAATGTACTTGCAAGCCACAGCTCAAGAAAAACCAACCCGTGACTTTATTGACAAGATTGATGAATGGATGGACGGTAAATTGTTTTTGTTTAACCTTGTTGGTACTGGTAAGATTGAAAGGCTATTAGAGGTATTTTTGTACGCAAGACGAAGGTACGGCGTGGATGTTTTTCTGATAGATTCCTTGACAACATTGAACATTGCAGAAGATGACTACAACGGCCAAAAGGAGCTAACAGAGAAACTGCGGGACTTCAAGCTGGAACATAATTGTCACATCCATTTGGTAGCTCATCCAAGGAAGCCACGGAACGAAAGCGAAATCCCTTGCAAGTACGATATCAGAGGTGGTGGTGCTATAAGTGACCTTGCTGACAATTGTTTTTCTGTTTGGAGAAATAAGCAAAAAGAGGAATTGCAGCGCCGACGATTAAGGGGTGATTATCTTGATCATGAAGAATTGGAGCAATTGGAAAAACCGGACGTTTTTCTGAACTGCGATAAAAATAGACATGGACGAGGTAGTAACAAAGAAGGATTTTATAGTTTTTGGTTCCACGAACCTTCATTTCAGTATTTGGAAAGGGAAGGGGAAAAACCGAAACCATTCATCGGATATTCATGGATAGAAAACTGACGGATAAGGCTTGCAAGGATATTATCAAGGATATTGCAAGGAAGTACAAAATCGATCCCCGTCTCATAGTGACCAAACTACTGAGCGGGGAAGATAAAGACGATATGAGAGCTGGATTATTACCCATCGCATCACTTGATTGTCACGTTCGAGCGTGGATAGAAAACGGAATGCCTGACCTTGTTGCGTAGTTTACCACAGCACTCGCATTTATCATCATCCTGAGCTGTATAGTGATGACTTCTAAAATTATAACGCATCAAAAACTTGTGACCCTTAAATAAACATTTCAGGCTTTTAAACATTATCCTTCTCCATTTTCAAGTAAACCTATATGTCCTATACAGGCAAAACGGCATTCTTCTTCGCTTTCAAACCATTCGTCTGACTCAATATCCCGGCATTCGTTAAGATAATCTCTATCGCAATATATTTTATAATCCCATTTTCCATCTTTATCAAATAATTCATATTCGTATAGGCTATATTTCTCTTTCATGATTCGGTCTCCTTTTCTTTATTCAATCTAAAAGCTTCATTAAGTGCTGGATGGGCAGGAACATCACCATATGGTACAAAGTCCATTCGATATCCATTTGGGTAATGTTTTTTAAAACCTTCATGTCTGTCACTCCGACGACCTTTTAAAATACCCAGATCGCGATACATGAAGGATTCGTCAGAACATATATGGGCACCTAAGCCCGTTCCATCTTCCGCTATAAGTTCTCCGTGCCGGCAATTAGGACTACCACCATTATTAAATCCATAAATGACTGGTAATTCTTCAATTGGTAAATCATTAGGATTAAATATTTCATATCTTTCATTAATCATTTCTAGTTCTCCTTATTTTTTTGTAATCGTTCATAAGTCCGCAAATACCGTTTGCAAAAGTCTGCCAATCCCTCAGCAGCGCATTTGTGAAAGCCCTGTTCTTCAAAGACTTCACCATCTTCGTTTTCTATCTCAAGATTCAGGCCAGTCATAGTGTTATCTGATATCCAAACTTCATGCTCACATCCTGCAAGGTCATAAAGTGTTATTTCGTGAATTGTCTTTTTCATTTCTATTCCCTCATTTGTTATCTTATATAGTCATTATGACTAACCCAATGCATTAAGTCAACTGTTTCCGCATAAAAGTATAATTTCTTGCATTGCACTATATTTACAGTATGTTAGTATGTGGTTTATGTTTTAATCACAAGGATTGTTGATGAAATGTTATAGATGTCTTGGAACTGGTAAATTTATGGGCAACGGAATGATAATGGCTAATTGTCATGTTTGTGATGATGAAGGCAATGTTTTACCTGCCAATAAAGGTTATATAGTTCCTACTATTGATGAAATAGATCGCAAGGCTGATTCTTACAAAAAAGCTATTAAAGATATTATGGATATAAATCCTGGAATCAAACGCAAGGATGCTGTTAAAATGTTTGATGATGCGTATGAGAAAGGTTGATTGAAATGGGTAATTATGAAAAGAGAGGACAACCAACAAAATACACCAAAGAATTAGCCGACAAAATTTGTCAGCTTGTTTCTACTCATCCAGTTGGAATTACTACGCTTATTCGTGACTATGGATTGCCCGATCGTCAAACAATTTATAACTGGCTTAACACATATGTTGATTTCTTCGACAACTATATGAAAGCCAAAGAGAAACAGGCGCATGTTTTAGCGGATGATTCACTCGAAGTTTGTAAGCGAATACCTGTTTATACAGACAAAGAAGGTAACGAAAGAATTGACAGCGG